GTTGTTAGAGCTTTAGCTACGATTTCATCAGCGTTAAAGTCATCACCATATTTGCTTTGCAAAGAATCGATAGTTCTAGTTAACTCATCCATAGCTTTTGATTGCTCGAAAGCTGCAATGCGTTGTTCTAACTGTCGAAGTTGCTTTTCAGCTGGGTCTAACCATTCCTCTTCTTCAGGAATTGCTGCAACCGTTCCTACACCGTAGTGCTGCTGTAAAGCCTGCAAGGTGCCTGCTGGGTCGTTTTGCAGAGATTCTGCTAACGTTGCTGCAAACTGTACTTGCTTTCTTTGTTCGCTAAGTTCCTGTGTCTTACGGGTATAATCCGCTTGACGCTGGTACCCAGCTAGAGCCTCCTTAACGGGAACCGATACCTCTTCGCCATCCACTTGGAGTTTGACGTATTTATCGCCAACCTCTGTGTAGTCAAAGAAATCTAATTCTTGTTCTGGAGTTTCTGCTACGACCTCTGTCACTTCATCAACTTGTCCGTTTGCGGCGGGGTCAACTACGTTTTCAGGGTTAGCAATATTATTATTATCTGTCATTGATGGAGTCCTATCCTTCGTTGGTTATTCCTATTATAAGCATTAAGCCTACACTATAGATATTTTCTTTACCTATCTTTTACTGTCCACCTAATAATGCTTGTAATACTTCAGGCGGTAGTCCTTGTAGAGAAGCTGCTGGGTTTGCCCCAACCTGTGGTGCTGGACCTTGGATTGGTGCCCCAGGTATCATGCCAGGTGGTAACTGTGGTGGCATACCTTCCATCATCTCTGGTGGCATACCCTCCATACCTGGTGGCATACCAGCCATTTCTGGTGGCATACCAGCCATTTCTGGTGGCATTGGTGGAGCTTCTGGTTCTGGTGGTGGTTGTTCTTGCAAGAATGAACCTGGGTCTTTTACCCCAAATCCTTGCGACAATACGTATTCTGCCAACTTTGGCAAGTTAACAAGTCCAGCTTGGGCAAATGGTTGCATTGCTGAAACAATCTGTAATGCCATATCTCTGCGGAAAGCTTCGTTTCTTGGAGCAGTTGAACCTGCCTCAACATCAAAATCAAACTCACCAGATATATAATCTTTATCAAATGTTAACCAGACTGGAGCATTTTCGGTGCCAATTATTCTTACAGTCTGCTCTCCAGTTAAAAACTGTTGAGCTAGCATTATAAGATTAGAAGCGCATTGAGCTATAGCATTTTCAATTGACACAAGCTTTTCAGCCACTCTAGCATTACCAGCTTCAGCAATGATTGATGCTTCGCGGGCAGTTCTAGTTGTTTCTGGGATTGCACCACGCTGGTATTCAGATACACCAGATACACGGTCAATGTCATTTTGAATTAAAGTTGACTGATTATAAAATTCAGGTGGGTTAATTAACGCCGGCATTGGAACAACAACGTTATTTAAGTTCTCACCAGTCTTAACTGGAACGATAACGTTATCTTCATCTGATGCTAAAGCCTGACGACCATCATCATCGAATGCTGATTCCTGGAACAACCACTTACGGCTGTAACGCTTTCTGTGCAACATCATCTGTGTACGAGTTTCATTTAATTCGTACTGCAATGGCTCGATTGCTTCTAGTTCACCCATTGGATAAAAGAATCCAGGGATTTCATAGTTGCGCAACATAAAGAATGGATGGCCAAATACGTATGGCATCTTTACTGGTTTAATTAAGAACTTGTCTCCACCTGAATTAGAGAACACGCACATCTCACCAGTATCAATATTATAATATTCATATATGTCGCAATAAGCTTCATCTGGATTAGAACCACCTGCATTTTGCGTTGTCATGTTTCCATTATCAACATTTCCATATTTCTGATAAGAAGATGGACTTAGTTCTTTTCTTGCGGCGGCATCGTAACGCTTGTCAATCTTTGCATCTTTTAAAGGACGACGAGTACGTTGTGCAATCCAACGCATATCATTCATACATGTTGCATCTGGGTCAACAAACATTTCAAATGGGTCAACGCGCTCTAAGAATGGACGGTCTTCTCTGATAATAAATGTTGATTCAACATCATCAGTAGTTTCTGGGCCGGCAGCTTCATCAGCACTATCTTGAATATCATCAAGCTTTTCTTCTTCAACAAATCTATAACCAGTTTTAACCCAGCCATGACCAATAATTAAATAGTCTTTTACTGCGCGCTGGAACTCTGGCTGACAACCATAATGCTGCCACCAATAGTTAATAATAGATTCAGTTAAAATAGCTTTATCTGCATCTTCTGGTCTGCGCGGATTAACATTAATCTTTGGACGACCAATAGAAACGGCTGGTGCTAAAGTGTTAATAGTTGAAAATGAAATGTTTACAAGAAGTCTATCGCTAGTTGAATAACCACGATATTGTTTACCACGATAAAGGTTAATAAGCCTTTGCCAAAGTTGGTCATAGTTTTCACCTTCGCGCCATCTGCTGGAGTAATCTATATTTTTTCTATAGCTTGATAATTTATTATAATTTGATTCGCGTGCCATATTAACAATCCCACTTCTTTAATGCCAACGCTTTGCGGGTTGGTCTTCCTTTTGCATCCTTCATTGGTCCAGGCATGCCACCCATTCTAGCACAGAAGGATTTTCTTCTTGCTGCGGCCTTTGGTGACTTCTTTGCTTGCTTGGCAGATACTGGCGGCTTAAGATTCATGCCTTCTGCTTTTGCAGATGCGCGACCTTTAGCATTAAGTCCACCTGAAGGATTCTTTCCTTCTTTTCTTTGCCATGCAGGAGTCTTAGCCACTACTTACCTTTAGCTGCTCTCATGTTGTCTACAAGATTTGGATAAGGGCGTCCTGCTTTTTTAGCTGCAGCTTTAGCTGATGCCTTTTGTGCTGGTGTAAGTTTCTTAGGTTTGCCTAATGACTTAGGACGTGCCTTTTCCCAAACTGGTTTACTTTTTTTTGCCGCCATTTTTCTTCTTCTTTCTAGGAGTATAATTCTTAGTTGTTGTTGAAGGAAGTGCAGGATACTTTGGATTACCTTGCATTGGTATTTGAAACCGCTGTAACAACAATCTCTACGTTACCAACAAAACCACCTGCTGATTTAACAACAAGAGTAGTTAAACCTGCAACTGGAACTCTAGCAGTCCATACTTCAGTCGATGGACTTGAACCAGCTTCTGAAGTAACTGCAGTTGTCCAGTTTGTGCTATCTAGCTCTTGTACTGCAATAGCGGTATATGCTGTTCCTGTGTTGGTTGCATAGAATTCTATGTTGCCGTCCCATATGCCAGAAATTCTAATGACAGCATCTGAATAGTCTGCAACTCCAAAAGTTCTTTCAACTGAAGCACTTGTTAGTGTTGATGTATAAGTTTGCATTATTTACCTTTAACTTTCTTTTTAGTTTTTGTTAATCTTAGCTTCTTCAGCTGCTTTTTTGGCATTACTTCTTTTTGCCCTTTAATTTCTTTTCAGCTTTTTTATAAGCCGCGCCTACTGGACTTTCAGTAATAGCAATCATTATACCAAATTTTGGTTTAACTTTACCTTTTTTCATTTCTTTTTTCCCTTTTTCTTAGCAACTATTAAAGCTGCTTTAGCTAATGAAAGTTTTTTTTCTGCTTTAGATAATTCTTTCTTTGCAGTTTTTACTGCGGGAACTTCAATCTTTTTAGACTTAGGCTGTTTACCTACTTTAGCAACAGGTGCTTTTTTAATTTTAGCTCTCATCAATTTTCTTTCTTCTTGTTTTTGCCATGTGCCACGAAATATGATTATCTAATTTGTCATCAACCTTATCTACCTTACCAGCAACCATTTTTAATAGTTCTCTAGCTTCGGCATGTTGGCTAGTGTTTTCTTTTCTAAGGCTTTGGACTACAACAACTAGTGGTCCACCAATAACAGCAACCACTACCGGCACTAGCCATTCCATTAGATTAGTTCTTTCCTTGTGCTTATTTTTTCAACATTTGGCATGTTTGCATACATATCTTGTGTTTCCTTAATGGTTGAGTTGTTCCACGAAGATTGCCCATATTCAACACCCACAAAGCCAAATCTAATGCCTTTGACGTGACATGCAAAGCAAATCTCACGCTTTAAGTCATTTTCTGATTTTAATTCTCTCGAACAGTTAGTGCATTGCATATAAGTCCCTATTAATAGAAATTTTCTTTACATTGAATCATTATACCAGTTAAACTCGCCTATCGTATATCTTTCTTTTTCGGTAACAGGCTTTTTAACTTTGGCGGCAAAGAAGTTTAGAGTACCCCATGGAGCATCAGACTTAGGGCTGTATTCTGGCAGCCAGACATACTTAAGCATCTGGTTGGCAATGGCTAGGCTCATAACTCTGTCGTCGTGTGGAGAACCATGGGTTGAGCCATTGTCATCACGGACAAAGGTTTTAAGTTCAGCAATCGTATACTCACAACGAATATCTAGAACACCATCTCTAATATTAGCGTTTAGTTCATCTACTGCCAGTGGCTTTGTTAATGTTGTTGTGCGCCAACCCAATGTTTCTGTGGCTTCTGCGTGTCTTTGGTTTAGTCTGCGCTGTCTATAAAGATTATGATAATTAGATTTATTTAAAGCAGTTAGGGTTGTTAAACCGTGGTTATTGGACTCAACACCAACCAATGCCTCATTGTAAAAGAATCCAAGGGCATAAAGGACTTCTTCACCAAACCTGTCAGGGTCAACGTGTCCATGCCAGTGGGCTACTACAACACCGGACTTAGCATCAATAACATGAGCAGTAGAGTAGTCGCCTCTAGCCAATCCTTCAGCAACGTCGGCACCAATCACATATCTGGCTCCAGCCTGTGGAAGCTGCCAAACAGATAACGGTCCACCATCTTGGTCAAACATGTATGAGTTTCTCATGTCTGAGAGTTTTTTATTACGACCCTTTTTAGGAATTGATGTTTCAAATCTATTTAAAGCGTCAATGTCAAACACTGGTCTGCCAGAACGAATAAAGGCTTCTTCAGGATTTGATGGGTATTCCTGGTGCAACTGCCATGGTGGTAGTTCTGCAGCTTGCGCGTCATACCAGGCTTGGTCACGACCAGATGCCGACCATGGAAAGAATATGCCTTTAAATCTATTAGTATTATTCTGTGACCCTTGCCACAATTGAAAGAATATATTGCCTTCACCCTTGGCAGTAGATAGACAGATTACTCGACCACCTACGTCTGCAATTGGCTCTATTGATGCCCAGGCTTCCTCAGGATTGGGCAAGAACGCCATCTCGTCGATTATAGCCAAGTATACCGATTCACCTCTAGCAGGCTCGTTAGCAGATGGCATTGATTCAATTACAGAATCATTATTAAAAGACATCTTAAGAACGTTGTTTTGTAATAGTTCAGGACCAGACAATCTCATCCAGTCAGGTATAAATTTATAAATATACTTAGCCTTTTGTAAAAGCTTTGTAGCTTCACGTTCAGTCTTTGAAAGCATAACTACGAATCTGTCTGGCCAGAAGAAACATAACCAGAAGGCATAAGCTGCAGCCAGGGTGGAGAATCCAATCTGACGAGCTTTTAATACTATGCTATATCTTTCACCTAACCATACTTTAACAGTTTCTTTTTGCGCGTCCCTTAATACAAAGGCAATGCGTCCTTTATTAGGATGTTTAATAAATGCATAGTTTTCACAAAAGAAAGCAAATGCTTCTGCTAATTCTTCTGGTGTTGCGTCCTCTGGTCCACGGCACTTACGGAAATTGTATTCATTAACTAAATCAGTTAACTGCATTAGATGTTTCTCCAGAACTCTAGTCCTGAATAACGTCTTATTGTTTCTGGCAAGAACACGTCTTCTGGTCTACGGGAGATTTTTTGTACTGTGGGGCGAATCGTGTGTAAATGTTTAATGCGTGTAAGACTGTCTTCGGAGATACCTGAGATATCTTTAATGTTTTCAAATTCATGATTGTATTTCTCAATTGCCAAGTATTCATATATTTTATTAATTTCCTTCTCTGGGTTGTTTATAAAATCATCGTAGTCTACAAAATGAAACAAGTGCCTATATTCTGGAACTAAAGCATTCTTCATAAAATTTAAACTTAAAGAAACATCTTTATCATGTCGCATTAAGAATTCAGCTCTTCTATCTGCTAATGGTTTATCTGCAAATGTTGTAGCCAATACTTGCTCATCCATTTGGTTGTTTTTAGAATCAGGGTGAGCATTAATAATTGTGTCAAAAGAAGTTAAAACATCTAGAACATTTCTTACTGGACATATTATTTTAACATTCTTAGTAATATATTTAGTTATAACTTCTACACCTGTTGGGCTTGGCCAATTAAGATTCTTATCAATAATGTACTTGGCTGGCTTGTCTTGGTAAAACGCATGCGGTATAGTTGCAATTACATTATCTATTTCTGTACTTGTATTGTAATCTATATTTTCTAATTCATTATGGCTTTGTGATTGCGTGACCATCATTCTAAACAATGGACTTGCCGGCGATACCCAGATGTCTGGATTCTGATTTAATATTTGACTAATAATAGTTGCGCCAGAACGTTGCATTCCAGCTAAGAAAAAGAATTCCTTCATATTGTTTCCTTCGTAATTTAATTATGCGTTTGTTGCCATTACATACCAGCTAGTACCATCATACACTATTGTAGCGAATGTTCCTGCAACACCTTTACAAATCTCATCTTGTAATGCTCCACCATTATGGGCATAAACGTTGCTTGATGCTGAATCAATTTGATGGTTGGCCCAGTTGTTAAATGTAATTGCGCGACCAATGTATTCTGAGCCTGATGGTAAAGTAACTACAATTGCTGAGCCTGATTTATCATTAATAAGCCAGTTATCCGTATCAGCTACAGTGAAGTCTGCAGTCTTTACTACTGGTGCAGTAGATGCATAGTACTCTGTTACCTTGGCGTAACCAGTGATTGATGCGCGATTTGTATCGATGTCGAATCCAACACCAGGAACTCTAAAGTTTGTAACTGAAGCGTTACCAACGGTTGCTTGGTTAGATACAGTTGCAGTTGTTGGTTCTGCGTCATATCCAAGTATGGTGTTATTAGAACCTGTTGTTAATGTGCTGCCGGCATCAGTTCCAATTATTGTGTTTTGATTACCAGTTGATAGTGTTGAAGCTGAACCACTACCTATTGCAATATTATTGCTACCAGTTGTGTTAGCAGCTAACGCATTTTGTCCTAGTCCAGTGTTGCTTGAACCAGTAGTATTAGCGCCTAATGCACTTGCGCCTATTGCTGTATTTGAAGAACCACTAGTATTTACGTCTAACGTACTGTTTCCAATCGCAGTATTATTAGAAGAAGTGGCTAACTGTAATGCGTTAAATCCAACTGCAGTGTTACCTGTACCAGAGACGTTAGTTTGCAGTGCTCCAGTTCCAATAGCAAGTCCAACGTTTCCAGTGTATGACTTCAATGCATACAAACCAATTGCTACGTTTGAAGCACCTGTAGTGTTTGACTGTAATGATGCAAGACCTATTGCTACGTTAAAATAACCAGTTGTTAATGCGGAAGCCGCGGTATGACCTATTGCAGTGTTTCCACCATAACCAGAAAATGCTCCAGCAGTAACAGCACCTAATGCATTGTAACCAATAGCAGTGTTGGCTACAGAGTTTGTAGCTACATCTAATGCACCAGAACCAATAGCAACGTTTTCTGCTCCAGTTATATTTGCACCTAATGCATTAAAACCAATACCCACGTTATTTGAACCGCTTGTGTTAGCGTCTAGTACTTGTGCGCCTATTGCGGTATTGTTACTAGCAGTACTGTTTCTTAATGCGTCTTGACCAATAGCGACGTTGTTAGTTCCAGTGACTGAAGACCCTAATGCTAACTGACCAATTGCAACGTTACCACTTACGGTGGTTAATTTTTCACCTGCGTTAGCACCAAACAAAACGTTACCACCACCAGTAGTTAAATCATGTCCTGCATAATAACCAATGGCTACGTTAGCTGTACCAGTAGTTAAAGCTTTTAATGCTTGAGTGCCAATTGCAACGTTTGGTGGTTGGCCAGATGGTCCAACAAAATCTGGCATTGCGTTATCGCCAATAGCAAGTTGAGAAGTACCATCTGTTAATTTATCAAGAGTTGATGCACCAATAGCAATATTTTGGCTACCAGATGTTACCTTTCGCATTGAATTTAGACCAATTGCAATATTATTAATACCTGTTATTATACCAACTCCATTGAAGCCGCCATTCATTGAATAATAACCAATAGCAACATTACCACTGCCACTTAGTGCGCTATAACCAGCAAAAGAACCAACAAATGTATTCTGTTGACCTGTTGTATTATAATAACCGGCGTTAGCTCCAAATGCAGTGTTTTGGTCAGCAGTAGTTATTGCTAAAGCATAGTGACCAACTGCAGTGTTGCGTTGCTGGGTAGTTACACCACCAGAATAGAAATCGCTGCCACCAAGTGCACGAAAACCTACGGCTATATTTCTATTACCAGTTGTAAGTTTTGATAAAGCTTCAGTGCCAAATGCATGGTTATATCCACCTGTAGTAACAACTTCCAACGCATATGCGCCTACTCCAATATTGGAACCACCAGTTGGTGCGGTTCCATTCATAGCTAGGTAACCAGCTGCATAGTTGAAGCCAGTGGCACCCGCATAATAAATATAACCAGCTGTTTGATAAACTTGCCAACCAGCACCTGTCGGGCCCGTTGCGCCTGTGGGGCCAGTAGCACCCGTAGGGCCCGTTGCGCCTGTGGGGCCAGTAGCACCCGTAGGGCCGGTATCACCCGTGGGGCCTGTATCACCCGTTGCGCCCGTGGGGCCTGTAGGACCGGTGAAGCCTGTCGGGCCAGTG